TTGATAATTTCTAATACTTGTTCAAAGAACGCTTCGTACTTGCCGTAGAAGTCTAAATGGTATTCGTTGATTTGAACATATTTACGTTTAGTAGGCAAATGACCATCGTCAAACACTTCAGCAAAGTCAACTGGGCCTTGTTTAATAGTTACGTCAACTGAACTACCCGCATAACCTTTACGTACACCAAACTTGAATTTAGGAAAAGTTGCTTTAAGTTCATCACGTATTGCCTTAACATCTTGTGCGCTAATATAAGCCATTTATTGCTCCTGTGTTGTTAGTGTATGTGTAACATTATACAGTCATTTTACCAAAATGTCAACCGTTATTTGCCATCTAATCTAGCAAGTCCTGCTGATAGTGTGGCTTTAGCACGGGCCAACAATGTTGCATCACCATCTGTCATCACAGCAAGCATAGCTGATTTTTCTTTAAGGTACACACGGGCAAAGCCTGGATCATGCTCAACAATACTAGCAGTGTTTGATAGCAAGTCGGCAAGTTTAATTGTTTTAGCATCGGCACAGGCCTTGGCAGTATGTGCTAAATCAATTGCCTTGCGCACTGCTCTGTTGCCGTCGGCAGCGGCACTAACATCGGTCAAGTCTGCTACGTACATTGCCACAATTGGGCCAAACTCTGCACGGATCGTTTCGATAGTAACACCAGTATCTTCTACTGTGTCATGCAACCAAGCGGCCGCGAGCATTTCGTCTGTGTGAGGAACAGTGGCAACAATAGCCGCAACTTCGGCAGGGTGAACAATGTAGTCTTCACCTGTGTATTTTCTTTTATGATCGATTGCGCGATGCGCATGTGCAGCAAATGCCCTTGCTCTGCTTACTAATGATGACATGGTTGACTCCTAAGTGCCATTATACACTCTTAATAGGTAAAAGTCAATCGTTAATTTGAATTATTATATGAGGAGGCGTGTCGACAGTTAAAAACACGTATTAAATTTTGCACAACCACTGAGAACTGCAACTACTACTGCCATTGCAATAAGATACCGCATATAGGTCCTTTCTTAGTTGATTTGAACTAAAACTCGATGATAACAAGCACAATTACCATCATAAATGTTCTGATATTGGTAGATTGGTTCGTTGTTAGCTGGAACATAACTTGGTAGCGGTACATACTGTGGTTGTACTATGGTACGCGGTTGTGCAATAATATAACCCAAGGTGCCGCCAACAATTAATGGAAGTAATACGTCATTACCGTTGCCCCGATAGTGTCGGTTGTAATAGCCATCTGCGGCTGCAGTAGTGCTAAGTGATAATAACAGTGTTGCTAGTAATAGCTTCTTCATGTGTTACTCCTTAAATTTTATTTATTACACAGCAAGTATAACACAAATATAGCTAAAAGTCAATCAAAGTGATTGGTTATCTAAATATTGTTGTAGATTGTTTGCGTGTAGACTTAGCATCATTGCGTCACGATCACTGACAATGTGTATAGTCTTGCGATTCTGCACGTAATAAGGCTCCTTAAACCAACGCTCTAGCTGTACAAACGTTTTAGGACGTATATCGTGACTTAGTTCAAACTTGTAGAATTTAATGTGTTTACGCACTTCTAAATAGGCCTTTTGGACCAAACGCAAACTGTTATGATTAGTTGGGTTATACCACCAACTACTAGGACTTACTGAGTACGGAGTTAACTCGTAGAACTTTGTTTGCCAAATTGACTGCAAAGATTCGGCACGTGACATGATTATGGGTAGATGGTATCGCCTGCTTTAAGTAGCACAACTGAAAACTTGTCTGACTTAAACAGCACATTGAGTTTTTTAGCGAGATTAATTGCGTGACCAGGATTACTAAAACTTACTTTCTTATACTTTGGACCAGGGTAGGCTACAAGTATATTTTGTGTTTTTAGATTGATTGGTTGGTTATCAAAGAAAACTGCCCAGATGCCTTCTGAATCCAGAATCTGATCACTCTTGTAATTTGTTTTGTTGACGTGCTCTAACAGTACTGTTGGCTTTGGTCTTGACATAAAGTATCCTTACTATGTTTATTTATGCCAATTAACTACATATATAATTGCTAGAATCCGCCACCATCCATTTCAACTTTAAGTACAGCTTCTGCTTCTTCGGCTTCTTTAATTGCAGTTAGGGCCGCAATCTGCGCTAGTAGTTCGAATATATCGTTATGTAGATTTCTAACATCTGCAGCAGATAATGTTAGATCTTTGCTGTTAGTTTGATTCATTACTTTAACGCGATTATTAAACGCCTTTAAGTGTAGACTAAGTTGATTCTCCATCGTGACCCCCATTTGCTAATCTTAACTGTATTTGCATTTCTTCTTGTGTGTTAAATGGGCCTTGATATGGATATCTATTAAGTGTAATTAACTTAGGACAGTAACTCTTAACCCACCCGTTATTAAATTGTATAATATAATAACCGGCACAGAAGAAACTCTTACTTTTGCTACCTTTAGTAAACACTGGCAACTTATGTTGTACGTCCCATAAAGCATTCTGTGGTTTATTTTCACAGGGATATCCATATACCTCATGTGATTCTTTAACTAACTTGGCTACCTTAGTTTTGTCAATGACAATATTGTAACGGTCGCTTAGGAGTTTTAAACTACCAAACCGTTCTCTTTGTCCGTCGTGTACTAAGGTAACACCACTATTACCATCGTTAGCAAGTATAGTAGCTACTTTAGTACCATCACTTTCAACAACCCAACACTTGTTTTTTACAATAGTTCGTGCTAACAATGTAAGAGTTGGTCCATCACAATTAGCCGCGCTGGCGCAGGTTTTTTCAAATTCACAGAAACGTTTATACTGTTCCGACATAGATAATTCCTATATATGTTAAGTAATGCAGGCCTTGATCGGCACCCATCCAAACCCAAAACATGTGATCTGCTGTGGTTAAGCCTCGATTTAGTTGTTGTTTAGCCCAATCAATGTGATAATGAATAACTCCATCTGCTAGAGCAAGAAGAATAATAGCATTAGCACTGTGCGCAAAGAACACAAGAATGAATAAAGTAAGTGCCGCATGTACTGCCGCGTGATGCAATCCACCTTCTGCACCATATATACCTTTCTCTCTGAGCATGTAGTCATATTGCATTAGGAAGTCAGCGATAAAGTGCTTAATGCCAAATAATGCTAGTAAGATAAAGACAGTAGTAGTCATAATTAGCCTCTAATAAAAGTACTGCGTGACTTAGGAGTTTCCCACCAGTCAATGCGGTCTACTGTTACGTTTAGTTTAGACATTTATACCTCTGCAGGCGCCTTTACTTAATCCCTCTGAAACGAACAGGATAGTAACCCCTGCTTGTTTTAGTTGATGTTCGTATCTATCTATAACATAATCTACTAAGAATTCGACAGTAGTTTCTGTAGTAAGTTTGACTAGTTTTACATCTCCTACAAATTCCATACTCATCGGACCGCGCCCACAATGATATTCGATTAAATTTTCAGTAGGCATGTTATCTGCCCACGCAAAGATTACGCCATCTAAGTCTCGAGCAATTTCTGCTAATAATAAATCAGTTGCTAACGTGTTTGTAGTATTGGCTGCGATATAACTTAAATGTCCGTGACCAATATTTTGACACCCCCACGATGTAGATTCTTTTAATCCATGTACATATCTAAACATGTGTGGCATAGAGTTCAGTTGTGGCATTATATCAAAATTAGTAGTTAGAACGGTTTCTAACTCAATATCAACAGTTGGATGCTTTTTCTGTAGCGCCGATAAACAATAGTCATTGAAACTAGTTGAACTGGTAACTACTTTAACAATATTCTTTGGTCCGTAAATTTTAACTTTTGGAGTCACAATCGATACAGTGGCACCGGTAAATGTAATATTTCCTAGAGATTCTCCTTCAATCCACCATAGCTTATGATCGAATCCATCTTCGGTATCATCAATTGCTGCTTTAAGAGACTTTTTAACGGTAGAAAAATCAACTACTACCTTTTCTACAGGATCTACTTTACCAGTTACGGTAAACTTTGGTCGGTATGACCCGCCGACTATATCACCTAAGTTATTAATATATGCGTGATCTACATTAGTAGTATCACCTAAAAACATTGAACTTTTTATCATTTTCTTTCCCACCTTTTTAATTGACTAATCCTCATTTTTTGTTTTGTTTCCTCTGTCCTTTCTTCATAATATATTATACCATTGATTAGCCAAAAAGTCAAATACTTTTTGCATCATGTAATAAGTTTTCAAGCCCACGTTGTCGCTCTAAGAACTTAAAGAATAGTGCGAGAGTATTAACTGCATCAATGTCTGCTCTGTGCGCTGTGCCTTTGAACTGTAGTTTAAACGTGCCCATAGCACTAGCAAGCCCGCCACTAGGATTCTTGCCACGTGCAAACATCATAAACGTATAGAACGTTTTACAATCAATCCAACGACGACCGAAGTGTGGAAAGTCTGCATAGTTTTTACAGAACTCATCTAACAGTTCTCTACTGTCACCGCCACCCCAAGTGATTGGGTTGATCCAAGTGTTATGTTGTTTGATTAAGTCACTGAGTTCACGTGCAACTGTAGCATGACTTACACAGTTTAATCTAATATCGTGATCAGTAATACCAGTCAAATCGATAATAAATTGATCAATCGGCTCGTTTGGATCGATATACCATTTCTTAGTTATGTAATTTTCAAACTTATCATTGGCACTGCCAATGGCAATACCAACCTGAATGATCTTACCACTGGGTTGGTTTAATTCTAAGTCTAACGCTAAAAACTTCTGTGATTTATCTATCAAAATTTACTTTCTAATTAATTAAATGATACAATGTTACTGCTTGCGCAGGATAACTAGCACACATCCATTCTGCCATGTTGCTGGCATTGTCGCTTAGTTTAACTAGGTCATACTTGCCGCAGAACTTTAAGAACTGCGCACCTACCATAGGACGATTAAGTGCAGTTGCATTAGCTTTGATAGTTTCTTCTATCATAAGTTTATACTCTTTAGGCTGTGCCGCTAGGTCTACTAAAGTAACATTACGATTATAGTCATCTAACACACGATGTTCATCACCGTTATGATCAGTCCAGCGTTGTAGCATTAGGTTATTCCAAGCATACCCCTGCTTGTCTTTGTCGCTGTAGGCTTCTTCTAAGCCAACTTTGTTCTTAGTGCCTTTAGTGCGCACACCTGGATAAGCACTAAAGATATTATCTGTAGGATCACCACGCATACACTTTTCAAACAAGATGAACTTGGGATCCGGAATCTTCTTAGGCTCTTTAGTTTTCTTGTCTATAACAAGTTTACCTTTCTTATCGTAAATACCAGTAAGCGTGTGTAATTCATCTGCAATACCGTTATATTGATTAACATTATTACTTAACAGTTGATAGAAGTCTGTGTCGCTTGATACAATAGTGTGATGATCAGTTGGGTGTGTTTGTATCCAACCGGCAATAAGATCATCTGCTTCTAAGTTCTCATGGCGTAGAACAGTGCAATTAGTTCTTTCAGTAATAAACACTTTAAGTGTGTCAAAGGCATCCCAGAACATTTGTTCTTCTTCTTGCTCCAATTCAGTCTTAGCTGCACGTGCTACTGCACGATTAGCTTTATATGGAGTATAAAAGTCCTTGCGCCAACTACGGCCTTCAAAACA